CCAAGAATCCAAAGCCCAAGCCTAAAACTGCCGTCAGCAGGAAAGTTAGTAAGCCAGTTAGCGGATGAACTGGGTGTGCCATTATTACCATGGCAAAATCATGTGCTGGATGATGCGCTCAAAATAAATAAAGATGGCACATGGGCACGATCTCAAGTGGGTGTATTGGTAGCCAGACAGAATGGCAAAACCCACATGATGCGTATGCGTATCCTTGCTGGCCTGTACATCTTTGGGGAAAAAAACACAATCGCCATGTCACAGACACGGCAACTATCACTTGATACTTTCAAGCAAACTGTGGACATGGCAGAGAGCCTTGATTGGATGCGTAAGCGGATCAAGCGCGTATCCCGGACTAATGGTCAAGAGGAAATCGAGGTGTACTGCCATCATTACCCCAAGTCATGTGGGGGCAAGTGTGAGCGATTACGCAAGTACGCAATTAGAGCTGCAACCAGCGAGGGCCCACGCGGATCAACAGCCGACTTGCTTTATGTTGATGAACTCCGAGAAATTGACGAAGCAACTTGGGCAGCTGTAACTCCGATTACACGCGCTCGCCCAAATGCTCAAGTATTTTGGACATCTAATGCTGGCGATCTAAACAGCAAAGTGCTTAATGAGCAACGGGCAAGGGCACTTACCTTTGCTTCATCCCGTATGGGTTATTACGAGTACAGCGCACCGCCGGGATCAGATGTAAATGATGAAAAGGCATGGGCAATGGCTAACCCAGCAATGGGTTACACAATTACAAAAGACAACATCAAAGATGCATCAGTATTTGATACAAAAGATGCTTTCAAAACTGAAACATTGTGTATGTGGGTAGATGCCATTGATTCACCATGGCCTATGGATGCATGGAATGAGGGTGAAAAGGATGTAAGCCTTGAGGATGGATTACCTACCTACATGGCTATTGATCTTTCATTCAATCGTGAACTTGCGTGCCTAGTCACCATTCAGGAAAGGCCAGAGGGCTTGGCTGTATTCCTACATGAATGGAAACGAGATGGCGGAATTAATGATCTGGAATTGACAGGGGAATTGGCTAAACTTGCTCGCAGATACAGGCCAAGAAAGTTTGCCTATGATCCAAACACTGCTGGGTACATTGCGCCGAGATTGGCACAAGCTGGGATCATGACTGAACCGACACCATGGGCCAGTGCTGGATTTGCTATCAGTTGCGATCAAACACTAAATGCTATGCAGTCGGGCAAGTTTATTCATCCCGGACAAGAAACACTGCACCAGCATCTAGTGTCATGTGCAAGACGGCCAGCATCAGATGGCGGATGGCGCATTGCTCGCCGAGCTGCACAAGTACCGATCACAGCTGCAGTTGCATTAGTCATGGCCGCGGGTCATGCATGCGAACCACAACAGAGTGTGAGTATCATTAGTGCTTGATACATATCTTGGCAGAGTATCGAGTCTGGGTTAGTAACTCCTATCGCTAACCCAGACACCAAGACACGCACACACAATGCTTGTAATTTGACTTAGTGTGAGATAATGCAAGCATGGGATTTATTGATTTCTTACTGGGTACAACCTCGGAAAAATCACCACAAGTTGAAGCAAAAGCATCTGTACAGATTCCCTACTACCAAGATTATTTCTCGGCATTCAATGTATTTCGCGTAGGTCGCGCGGATGCTATGCAAGTGCCAGCAGTGGCCCGGGCGCGAAACATCATCTGTGGAACTATCGGCACACTTGGATTAAATGCCTACAATGATGTCACTTACGCCAAGATCGAGGGTCGCAGCTTACTGAAGCAACCCGATCCAGCATTGCCGTTATGTACAACAATCACATGGACATGTGAGGACTTGTTATTTCATGGACATGCATTTTGGTATGTATTAGCCGTATCGCCAGAGGATGGCCGACCAACACAGGCTCGCAGAATTGATCCAACACGGGTTACATTCACAACTGACTTAAATACTCAAGAAATCATTAATGGCTTTTACCTAGATGGCGAACTTGTACCAACTATGGGTGTTGGCTCACTAATCATGTTTAGTGGCATGGATGAGGGAATACTCAATCGTGGTGGCCGTACCATTTCAACAGCCTTAAAGCTTGAGGAAGCCGTACAGCGTATGGCCAGCGAACCTAACCCAACAATGGTTATTAAGAACACTGGCGTTGATTTACCAGCCGAACAAGTATCAAGTTTGCTTGCATCATGGAAACAATCACGCGCTACCCGATCAACTGCCTATCTATCAGGCCCACTTGATGTACAGACATTTGGCTATGACGCAACACAGATGGAACTATCACAAAGCCGTCTAAACACTGCCAGCGAAATTGCCCGATTATGCAACATCCCGGCATGGTATCTAAACGCCGAAAGCGCCAGCGCGACTTACTCAAATGTAAGCGCCGAGAGGCGTTCGCTCGTGGATTTCAGTTTGTCGCCGATAATGCACGCAATAGAGGAAAGATTGTCAATGAATGACCTAACCCCACGAGGGCAAGAGGTCAGATTTGATCTAGATGATTACCTACGAGGAAACCCACTAGAGGAAATCCAAGTATTGACAGCAATGCTAGATGCTGGACTTATCAGCATTGATGAAGCTAGAGCCGAAATGGATTTAGCACCGAGAGGAAACCCTAACAATGCAGCTTAATTTTGAGGGCCAGATTCTGGCAGCTGATACAGTCACCAGAACTATCTCTGGGATGGTAGTCCCGTTTGGCCCTAGCGGAAATACATCTGCTGGCCCAGTTCGCTTTGAGTTTGGCGCATTTGGTGAAATTGATGCCAGCCAAATCGTCTTGAACATGGAACATGATCGAACACGCCCATTAGGTCGTGGCATTGCTGGCAGTGAAAAGATCACGCCTGCTGGCGTATCCATGGCATTCAAAATTGCTCAAACAAATGCAGGTAATGATGCACTTGTTGAAGCATCCGAGGGCTTACGCCCAGCATTCAGCATTGAAGCCAATGTGAATGAATACACAATCGAAAAGGGAGTGATGGTAGTGAGCAGTGCAAGCCTAGAAGCCGTAGCACATGTAACAAACCCAGCATTCAAAGATGCACAGATTTCACAGGTCGCGGCTAGCGATTCTGTCGATGAAACCACCGAAGCCGAAATCCCGGCAGAGGAAGAACCACTAGGAGTAACAGTGGAAGAAACAACCGCACCAGTGGCTGAAGAAGTAACCGCAACTGCGGTTGTTACTGCAGCTGCACCAGTGGCTTATACACAGCCGCGATCACCAATCAACAGCCAAGCATCATACTTGGAACACAGCATCAAGGCTAAAATGGGCAACCATGATTCAGCCCAGTATGTAATGGCAGCTGATGATTCATTCAGCACCAACCCTGCATTCAAGCCAACACAGTATTCATCCACTGTTGTTGATACCTTGATTGGATCTCGCCCGGCTATCGATGCAATCGGTACACGCGCACTTCCAAACGCTGGCATGACAATTGCACATCCAAAAATCACAACTTCGGGAACTGTAGCTGCTACAGCCGAAGGTGATGCACCATCCGAAACTGGCATTGTCAGCTCGTATGTAAATCTAACTGTGAACAAGTACGCTGGACTTCAGAGATACTCAGTAGAGTTAATTGAGAGAAGCGATCCATCATTTTTCCAAGCAATGCTTGACAACATGACTCGCGCATACAACAAGGCAACCGATGCAGCTGTAATCGCAGCTCTAACATCTGGTGGAACACAGGCATCTACAACTGCAGCTTCATCTGATGGCATCATCTCGTTCGTATCCACCGAAGCACCAGCCGCTTACCTAGCAACTGGTGACCTAGCGACTGCATACATTGCTGGCACATCCCAGTGGTCATTGCTACTTGGCGCTAAGGATTCAAGTGGTCGCCCGATCTACAATGCAGCTAACCCACAGAATGCAGCTGGCCAGTCCGCGCCAACTTCACTTCGTGGAAATGTACTTGGCTTGGATCTTTATGTTGATCCAAACGCAGTTGCAACAACCATTGACGAATCAGCATTCATTGTTGTTCCATCATCCGTTGCAATCTACGAAAGCCCAGTGCTTCGCATGTCCACAAATGTGGTCACATCTGGCGAAATTGAAACATCAATCTACGGCTACATGGCCGCAGGCGTTTTGGTTGCCGGTGGCGTACGCCGCTTTAACTTGACCTAGTTTCAAGTTATTAATCGTGTGGGGGGTGCGGCCCTGTGCCCCCCACACACCCCAATAGATAAGGATTTGAGATGGCATTAATTACACTAAGCGAGCTAAAAGCCGTACTTGGTATTGGTGACATCTATGCCGATGCGCTTGTGCAGGAATGTGCAGATTCAGCTGAAAACATAATTCTTGGAATGCTTAC